TAGGCAGATTGACTCACAGCGAATCAGGAGCAACGTTCTATAATGACCACATCGGCTTATATGGCAGGAAGAAAGAAGTGGGGCAGACCACAAGCCCTCCTGTTCTCAGATGCCCCTGGAACGCTCACTGAAGACGGTTTCTACGTCCCTGTAGGCTATGAACTAGGATCTAATGGCGATATTGTTGCAGAGTCTCCTGACGAGGCTGGGACCTTCCTAGTGCTATCTGACCACAATCGTCAGGAAATATCTTTTAAGCCAATCCGCATAGAAAAGCGTGAACGCATGGTTAATGGTCGTATGAGATCTTATCACATTGCGGACAAGGTTCAGATCTCTACTGCTTGGCAGACCTTGCCATCTAGAGGCTTTGCTGCTTCCCCAGAATTCGATGAAGAGGGGGTTCCAGGTCTAAGAACTAAGTCAACCGTTTCTTCTGGAATGAGTCAAATGTACACTGCTGACGGTGGTGCTGGCGGTATTGAATTGCTTGACTGGTACGAGAACCACAAGGGATCATTCTGGCTATTCCTATCATATGACAGATATGATAACTTTGTAGGAGATGCAAAGTACAACCAGTTGCACAAGTATTCAGATATTATTGAAGTCTTCATTACAGACTTTTCTTATTCAGTAGAAAAAAGAGGACATGGTCACGATTTTTGGAACGTGTCTATAAGCCTGGAAGAGGTATAGAGTGTTTGTAGATTCAACATTACAAGAACACCTAGAGACATCTTCATCTGTAAAGAATAGATCTTTCATTGCTGCTGAATGGAATATGAACGTTCCAGATAACATCCTCAAGGTGGGAAACTACAGATACAGAAAAACTGGAACACTGTTTAACTACCTTTCGATGGAGTTTAGAGATGACGATGCCTCACACAAAAACGGCACAAACTCAGACACAAAGATTGAAAATGGTTTTGACGAAGATAATGAGCCTGTAGAGTTTTTAAGTACAAATCAAAAAGAAAAGTTGTACTATTCTTTGGACGATTGCCTGGGCAGATTTAGACCAAGATCTGGTATCAATAAGGCTAGATGGTTTCAAACACCTGGAGAGCACTACTACAATGGCACAAGCACCAATGGTCTGGGTCGCTCATATCTTGATACCAACAGACCAAGATACTACATGGCAAGCAGGGATGACAAGTTTAAGTACTGGACATCTCTTAGAACAGAGGGAACTAGCACCTATGGAATTTCTAACAGAACAATAACTGGAGCATCAGAATACGGTATTGACGATGCTGTGCCTTTCGTTGTTTATAAAAATGCAGTGCCTGCAAACAGGGTAGTTGTCAAGATGCAGACAAATGTGGGAACCACCACTGTGGGAGACGTTCAAACAAAGAACGGTCTTATTGACGATCCTCTATTTGGAAGACAGAACCAGACTACTCCAGTCAAGTGGAGAATTCAGGGCTTGGTTGGAAACAACTGGGAAGACCTAAAGTCTTTTACTTCTGCATCTGTTAGGCAAAACGGCAATCCAATTATTGGTGCTGATGGCTACGTAGAACTATCATACGGACTAATAGTTCCAGAAGAATACAGAGGCATATTCGTACAGGCAGAAACATACTCAACGTCATCCTTGTTACCAGTAAAGGCTGTAAATGGATATGCTTATTTGATTAAAGAAAGTCCAACAGACATTGGCACCTATCACATCTGGATAGAGGAAAACGAAGCCTACGAAACTTTTACTCCAGTATATTCCTGGGATGTTGCGGAAGAAACGGTAGATAGATTCACTCACTTTGTAACAGACACAACAAATCCAGATTCTTTTGTTGACACAACAAATCAGTTTACAACCAGGTATAGACAATTGCAGTACCTTCGTGGTCTTAGAATTGTTGTAGAAACTATGAACAAACTAGACTCAACATTTGATTTGATTGAAATGTCAACAAGACTAAATGTAAACATAACGGATAAAACAAAGTCTATATCTGCTCAAAAGATAGCATCAGATTTGGGAGTCAGTGGATTGCCTGTCGGACAACTATTGGTTTCTACAGGATCAATTGAGATATTTGATTTTGACAATTCGTTTAATAAAAATAATTCTGCTAGCATTGTTGCACAATATGCAGCAAATCAAATTCAGTTCAAAATCTATGATGTTATTGCCGAGGTACTAGACAACGGAACTTACTACGATTACTATGTTCCAATCAAAACCCTATACGGAGACGGATTCCCAGAGATATCTGGAGACTCAAGATCTGTAAAGATCAACCTTAGAGACATGTTCTCACACTTTGAGTCGTTCTCTGCACCACAAATACTTGTCAGAAATGCATCCCTAACTTACGCAGTCTCATTCCTGTTAGACAACATCGGCTTTAGCAACTACGTGTTTAAAAGAGTTTCTGGAGAAAAAGAGCCAATCATCCCATTCTTCTACGTAGAGCCAGACACAACAGTAGCAGAAATCCTTAACGAGATCGCCAGGTCTACTCAAACAGCAATGTTCTTTGACGAGTACAACAACTTTGTTCTGATGTCAAGACAATACATGATGCCAGATTATTCTGATAGAGCCATAGACCTTGTTTTGTATGGCTCTAAAGATTCTGCCAAGAGTGGTGTAGAACGAAACGCACAGACAAAGCCTAAGTTAGCAAACATTATTAGCATTGCAAGCCAGGACACTCAAGTCTATAACGATGGCAAAATTAACTATACAACAAGAGATATTGAGAGATCTTATGCATCCATAGAAGAGGCTAACAAATTAGACAGAGATAAGCGTTGGACATACAAGCCATCACTTCTTTGGGAAGTTTCTCCAGGAGAATCCACAAAATCTCAGGGTAACTCCAATGAATCAACACCCTCAACATATGCACTAACAGCAATACCACTTAAGACAACACTTAGTGCAGAAATTCCGTACGTAGATGCAAAGAGACAGATCAGAAACAACATAATTGATTTTGGGGATGGGGCTCAATGGATGGGCAGATACGCAGGATACTTTTACGCAAACGGAGAAGTAATTCGATACGATGCCGTACAGTACAAGGTGCTTGGAGAATCTGCCGATGTATGGATTAGCAGTCTTGAAGAATACCAGTATTACTTTTCAAGAATTCCATTTAATGGAAAGATGTATCCAACAGGTCTTGTGAGAATTTATGTAAAACCTTTTTATGCTAAAGACGGTCTTCCACTACCAAGCACAGGAGATCAAAAGGTCGAACAGCACGGTCGTGGTCAGTTTGGAACAAGGGTTGTAGAGCACAAGGCAGGTCTTTCAGAGGCTGAGTGGACGTCTAAACTTTCTGGAGTAACTGTAGATTCCGACTACCTATTTAGTGCTGTCGGAAACTTTCAACTAAAAGATGCCTTTGTTCCATTCAAGGCTAACATTCCAGTTCGTCTTTTTGGAGATGGATCTAAAGACTGGGAACTCTCTGCACCAGGATCCCTGTCCCAAGATTCGGGAACCGCCAACGCTACGGTCACTGCAACAGACATCAGGAAAGAAAAAGAGCACGAGTATTCTCTGTTGCTCAACGGTATCAAGGCTTATTCTGTTAGACAAAAATTAGACCCTACTCTCAATAAGGACAACAAAACTTCTCTGGGATCTATGCAAGTAACTAATATTGAAACATTTACAACAACGTCAAGACTGACAATTAGCATAACGCTACCATCGTTTAGATCATTCTTCACAACTTCTGCTGCTGCATTAAAGGCTGCAAAGACTGTTTACGACTGGACGCTGGTAGGGTCAAAAGATCCCAACAATGCACAAAACTCTAAATTGATTACTGGAACAATTAATTGTGGGAAAACTCCAGGAACTACCAGATCAGATGCTGGCAGAACAATATTTAAAAATGGAACGACTGTAATTCCAAATACTGATGGAAGCCCAGCATCTGCTGGAACCGATGACAACGAAATGACATTTACAATCCAAGCAACAGTACTAAAGGGCGAGGAGGCAAACCTTTATCTTCTTGTGGGTTCTGCTACAGACGTGGTAGCGTCATTCTCAATTACTACTGGCACAGTATCTGCAGCCCTGGGAAGTTTGACAAACATAGTCTTGGCAGACGACAATAGAACAATCGTAGTTGAAGATACAAGTTCTATAAAGGTAGGACAGGAAGTCATTTTATACAAGAAAGACCAGACCCTGACAGGTAACAATATTGACATAAAGACAGAAAACCCATTCTCTATTGACAACAAGAACAAACTAAGAGTTGCGTCTATTGTAAGTAGTACCAAGTTTAAGATTAAACATAAGGGTGACACATCACCAACACTCAAGGGAATCACTGCAGCAAATCTAGGAAAAGATATTCAAACCATAACGTTTAATAACCAAAGGTTTTTGTCGTCAGATCCCACAAAAATAGCAGGTGGAAAAACAAATTCATCTGGAACTAGAGACAGCGAGAAGTTGGCAAAGGGTGCAAGCATTACTGGTGTAATAAAGAATTACCTAACAGCAAACACATCAGTTTCGGATACTGGGGTGGCGTCCTCTCAAACAGTTCCGAACGGTGGTGTACAGTCCTCGGCACTTGTAATGTCTGGTCCAGCATTCACAGATGCAAATGACCCAGAGAGCGTTGACTTCCTCTCATACACGTATAAAGATCTTGGCTCGGACTCTGCCAAGTACAAGTACTTTGGAACAAGGCTCAGGATAATTGGAAAGCACGAATATGGACAAAGCCAGTCTGGCGTTGGAGAAGAGACCTGGTACACAGGCAAAGATCTGTCAACATCCGAAAGCGAAAATAGGACAGACGTAAAGGCTTCTTCTGGAGGAATTGCAGTGCTATTAAATCCTAAAACAAACAACGGATACTACTTTGAGATAGCAGCCATATCCGATGCATCAGTTGCTAACAAGGTGACAAAGTATTCTGAAGATGGCAAGCAGATAGACGATCCAGTACACAATCTACTGTTCTACAAAATGAACGTCGGTCTTGACGAAGAGGGCACTCTCCTGTCAAACGAAAAGGCTACGCCAGTTAAACTTTGGGGAGGTCTTACCAACGTTCTTGTTGACAGCGGTTTGTTTGTCGGTCAGTCAAGAATGACCTCAACAGACGCAGCAAATACAGTTTATGACCTAGGCGTTGAATATGAGGTTGTTAACGAAAACAGCATTAGGTTCTACCTTTACGTAAACAACATTCTTGTCGGTTCGGTTACAGACACGGAACCATTTATCGATGCAACAACAAAGAAGCCACTTATTTACAACAACATGGCTTTATTTGTTCGTGGCAAGGCAAAGTGCATGTTTGAGCACGTCTTTGCTCTGGCAGCCAGTCCAAGTCAGTCAACAGAAACTACACTTGTTTCTGGTCCAACTATTACAGAAAACGGAATCTTTGGAGATGGGGCAATTAATTTCAACGAGTCAATGCGTAAATACGCTATGAGTGGTCTGGTTAGCGAGACGTATCTGAGAGACATAACTCCAAACTCCCCAACATCTAAAACAATATACTTTGACGAGTTTGGAACTATTATGCGTGAAGCAGCATACTTTAATGTTAGGTATGATAAGTCATACCCTGCACTTAAAGCACAAATTGCTCCAACATATAGCAACAATAGAGGATTCTTTGTTTCTGGATTCTTGGCAGGACCATACTCTGCAGAATTTATGGTCTTTAATGCTACAGATTCGGTTCTTGTTTTGGACGGATCTGGAGGAAACTATCTAAGGATACAGGGTGTAACCTTTACGCAACAGTCAACACACGAACTTACCGTAGACGAATATTTCTCTATGAGAAGCAGTTTGTCAGACCCACAGGAGCCACCTGGGTCTTCTCTAATCAAGTCACCACTAAAAGAAGCCCAAGAATACAACGTTATTCGTAACAGTAGGTCTGCCTATGGAAAGAAAGAGTTTACGTTAGACTCAAGATACATTCAGAGTCAGGACGAGGCAGGATCTTTGATGGAGTGGATTCTTGGCAAGATTATGAAGCCTAGGAAGTCTGTCGGTCTTAAGGTATTCTCAATGCCAATCCTACAATTAGGTGACTTGGTCACTATTGACATGAAGAACTCTGACGGTATCGATGAAATAGTTTCAGAATTTACTAGATTTGTTGTTTATAGAATTGATTATGAAAAGAGTTCCGACGGTCCAAGCATGTCGGTTTATCTAAGTGAGGTGGCGTAGTATGGCTAATTTTGGATACGATCCAACTGGAACAGGAAAGTACGGCGTCGGAGTTTTATGGAACGGCGTGTCTGGTGTTAACGTTTTGGCAGATGGCACTGTTTATTACGGAAACATTGATACGATAACAGCACTGCCAGCAGGAGCACAAGCAGGGGGAGACTCTGCCTCTAAAAGTCCTTCTGGCAAAAAGTTTCCTGTCGTAATATCTGTTCCTGGAAACATCATTACAGAAGAGTCGGTAGCAGGCAATGAAGAATTAATTATAGAAGAACTTTTTGAAGATTTATCTTTGTTTGAACTAATGGACATGGGTAGAAGTGAGACAGTCCTTGGTCAAAACATATCTTATGTGCCAATTAAAAATATTTCAGACATATACTTTACATATAGCCCTAAAAATATTTTGGCATTGCAGGGAACTTTTGGAGACACAGAGGCATCATCAGCACTAAGATTTAACCAATACGCTTTGGATGGTGCAGTCAGCATAGACCCAGAAACTGGAGACCTTGTTATTGCAGTTGATAACGTAAGAGATGGCTTCGTAGTCCAGGTAGAGTTGCTTGCTGGTGGAGAAATCAAAGACAGTTAATGGTACAATAGAGGAGATAACATGATTACAAATACTGGAAAAAGCATTATGGCTAAATACCTGGTTGGACAGTCACCAACCTATGCCTCTTATATTGCCATTGGCTGTGGAGCAAAGCCATTAAGTGGGCTTGAGTTTGCCATCACAAACAAGTTAAAAGCAGGAACCCTTGCAACTCTAGAATCTGAAAATCATGGATTGGTTATTGGGCAGGTAATTGACATTGTTGGAGTAGATGCGGATAAGTTCGATGGAACATACGAGATCACAGCAGTAACGGCAGATACATTTTCATATACTTCTCTAGACAACTCAGACGTTACATCAGCAGAAGTTAGCCCAGTAGGATACGCCTATCCAAACTTTAAAAATAAAACCAGGCTTGACTTTGAGTCAATTCGTGTACCAATCATTTCTCGTGGCTACGTAACAGAAGAACTTGACTCAGTTGATGAATTCGGGCAGCCAGAAAAGATTTCTAAGATAGTTCTAACTGCAGAGTTGCCAACAGCAGATAGATATGAGATTAGCGAAATTGGAGTGTTCTCTGCACAGGGCAATCCCCTAGCGTCAAACTCTGATAGCAGAAACATTTATTCATTCTCTACCAATGAGGGATGGGCGTACCACTCTGCAGACACAAATGTTGCAACATCTATACCGAGCATAACTAAAAAACTAGATAACGGAAACTCTACCAATGACATTGTTGACGAAGCAATCACGGTAGATGGGGTAGTTCAGCAGGTCTTTCAAGCACAGGCAAGCAATAGCATCTTCCTGAGCGACTACAGAACTAAAAGATTTGAGCAGCCAAGATTTCTAGACAACACAATTTTCATGTCTGGCAGATCGTCTAAACTTGACGTAGACAATCTTGGAAACATGACGGTAGACGCAGAATGGACAGATGGAGACACCTTTAAGTCTAATCACATACACCTCACAAATGCAAGGCTAAACCTAGACAGCAACTCAGTGATTGACGAACTAAGATTAGCATTCTCTGTGGTATCAACAGACGAGGACTCTGAGTTAAATGACATTCCATCTAATGTAAGAGTAATGGTGGAATTCTCTTCAACAGATGCCTACAACGAAGGGCAGTTTGCCAGGTTCGAAGTAGACCTTTATGATATTTCTGTAGCAGATGAAGATTTGCCAGATGACAGAACAAACGTCTCCGTAGCAGACCTATCTAAAAACAGATACTTTTCGGTTTCAAGAAAAATAGAGCAACTAACAAAATCTTCTGGATTCTCCTGGGATATTGTAAAAACAGTTAAAGTGTATGCAAGCATTTCTGAAGCAGATGGAGATCCAACAAACAAGTACTTTGTTTGTCTAGATGGTTTAAGATTTGAGAACGTTGCTACTGCCAACCCACTGTATGGCATGGTGGGGTATACAGTTGTAAACAACAATGAAAACAATCAACCTAGAACAATTATTAAATCACCAAATTCAACAAACTATGTAGAGTTTAGGTTTGCGGTGGATGCCTGATGTCAGAAATAAGATATGTAAGGATTCCTGCTAAGGACTTACCAGATCTATTTTATGTTGAAGGCAAAAACTCATACTTTGTCAAGTATCGGGTGACATCTGAAGATGGAACCATATCTTCTAAGTGGTCTCAAAAGTTTGAGATACCTACAGGGATTGGGGGAACTGACATAAGGCTGACAGAAGAGACAGAGTGGAAGGCTTCAAAGAACAGCAGCGTTCTTAATGTTACCTGGAATGTAAACAGGCTATTCACTGAAAAGAAGTTGTTTGTAAACAGGTTTCACGTTTATGTAAGGTTTCACACAAACAACGAGTCTTCGGCAAAATGGCAGTTTGCGCAAGAGACTACCGCAACAAACTTTTCAACAATTATTCCAGCAAACAAGAAGGTAGACGTAGCCGTTCTTATACCAACATACCGTGGGGTGGACGCAGTTAGCGAGTCTCCAGCCTCTCCAATAACCCTTTTCCCAGAATCCTGGCTCTTCTACAAAGCAGACGTGTAGTTTCGTGGTATAATTATAACACTATGACAATATCACAAATCTCTCCACCAACAAAAGGTCAGCCAGTTGACGCATCACTACTAAACGACATAGTTGTTGCAGTTAATAAACTTATTGGAGCAGTAGATGCAAGACGAGGCAAAGCCTATATTAAGTCAGCCACTACGGACACAGGTGCCTCGACAAAGTCAACATCGAACACATCATTTAATGCATTTACCCACCCAATCCCAGCACCTGCAGAGGTTACTGCTGCAACAACCTATTCGCTTAGAATTGATTTTAAGCAAACAGTGTTTTCATCACCGCCAGTAGTTACAGTTACACCAGTAATATCTGGAACTGCTACGGATGCAACTAAGTCGGTAACAGTTGTTCTGTCAGGAATCGATAAGGCTGGCTTCACTGCTAACTTTAAGTGGGCTACCGCTGGACCTGTAAAAGATTTGTTCTTACAAGTAATTGCAATAGGCACCGAAGCCTAGGATATCCGATGGCTAGTAAGAGCACTAGGATCGCTGACATTGGCTATAACGATAAGCCAGTAATTCCAGGTAGCAAAAAGGTGTGGTTTCTAAACGGAGAACTTGTTAGAGTTCACCACCTAAACAAGTCTAATGGCATAATGTCTGTTTATAATATTATTAAAGATCAGATTGAAAGTTGTTTAATTAATGACTTCAAAAAGAATAGAGAACGTGCCTATACTGTGGGGGAAACCGCAGACCTGGTAAATAGACATAAAAAGTACATGCCATCCCTGATGAACCGTGGAGTAATACCATTTCCAACTGGATCTCAAAAGGGTGGGGCAACAGGCTGGCAGGTAAGAAGTTATTACTCCGAGTCGCAAGTTTATGAGATTCGTGATATACTGGCTTCCTACCATATTGGTAGACCAAGAAACGATAAGTTAATAACCAACGACATGACGCCAACAAAACAAGAGTTGACAAGGCGTATGGGCGATGGTATACTTACATATACAAGGACCGAAGATGGGCGTTTTATCCCCATCTGGTCTGAATCAATTTAATTGTTCTTGAAAGGAACAGGGTATGAATAACGAAGACACCAAGGTATCGGTTGGACTTGGATACACTCTAAATCTAGGCAACTTCCAGTCACTACGAATTGACATATCTGTCACAGACAATAAGCGTGAGGGTGAAAACACCAATGAGGCTTTTGAGCGTGTCTACTCTTTTGTAGAGGCTAAACTCCAAGAGAAGGTTGCAGAAGCCCAAGGCGAGATCGAAGGCAAGTAATGGCAGAACGCAAAGACCGTATGGCTTTGCTCAGTCGCTATGCCAAGTTACACACTAAGCACTACGAGGAAAAAGCCAATCTTAATTTAAACGTAGAACAGTGGGCTGCAGACGCACTCATTGAATCCTACACTTTACCTTTCTGCTACGATCTGCTAGAATATTATTTCAGCGTTGCACAAAAACCAGCATGGAAGTATTTTGCTAACTATGCTCACGACATCATTGACAAACGTCAACAACTAGACCAAGACAACAAGGAGAGAGCCGAACGCCGTAGAAGGGCTAAGGAGTGGCTAAATGAGTAATATAGAGGCTAAGTTAATTTCAGCGGTACTGCAGGACAAGCAGGTGCACGTATTGCTACAGGCAAACGTAGAGAACATTATGCGTACGCACAAGGACATCTGGCAATTTATCAGAAACTACTCTGAGACAAACCAGTCAGTTCCACCAGTATCTTTGGTTGTAGAAAAGTTCCGTGACTTCACCCCAGTGGATGGCATTGGTGCCACCAAGTATCACCTAGAAGAGTTGCAGGGGGAGTTTCTAAACGACAGTGTCAAGGAACTTCTCAGAACCGCAGCAGCAGATGTGCAGTCTGGAAACAGTTCAAATGCCCTAGAGACAATTATTGCCAAGACTTCAGAACTTAAGAAGAATACTGCAGTCATTCGTGACATCGATGCAACAGATCTTGACTCAGCCGTAGCGTACTTTGAGAACCTTGCACGACAGCAAGCACTAGGCTCTATTGGCATTAAGACTGGTCTACCAGGATTCGACAACTACCTGCCTGCTGGCATTACCCCAGGACAGTTAGGTGTCTTCCTAGCCTATCCAGGTATCGGCAAGTCTTGGTTTGCTCTTTACATGGCAGTACAGGCATGGAAGCAGGGCAAGTCACCACTAATTATTTCACTTGAAATGAGTGAGACAGAAGTTCGTAACCGTGTGTTTGCTATTATGGGTGAGGGTCTTTGGTCACATCGCAAACTGTCTAATGGTCAGGTAGAGATTGAAGACCTAAAGCGTTGGCACTCTAAGGAACTTTCTGGCAAGCCAGAATTCCACATCATCTCTAATGACTCTGGTGGAGAGGTTACTCCATCCGTTATCCGTGGAAAGATCGATCAGTACAAGCCAGACCTAATTATCGTTGACTACCTACAGTTAATGTCGCCTAACCAGAAGTCAGATAATGAGACGGTACGCATGAAGAACCTATCTCGTGAACTTAAACTTATGGCTATTAGCGAAGAGATGCCGATCATTGCCATCTCGTCTGCTACTCCAGATGATGTTACTAAACTAGACACGGTTCCTACACTAGGACAGACTGCATGGTCTCGCCAAATTGCCTACGATGCTGACTGGGTGTTGGCACTAGGTCGTGGAACAAACTCAGATATTCTAGAGTGCGTATTCCGCAAGAATCGTAACGGCTTTATGGGAGAGTTCCTGGTCCAGGTAGACTTCGATAAAGGCTGGTATAAGTACAAGGACTTTGAAGATAAGTAGTATAATAGATGCATGTCAAATCTTCACCACAAACCTATAAAAAAGTTTTCGATTAGTGGAGAGATTCACGATGACTCTGCTATAGCAAGGCTAAGAATAGAGTATCTTAAGATGCTTAGGCAAGAAATTAAGGATGCTGGTTTTGCAATTAGACTTGACATTGACCCAGACTTTACAATAAAATATAACGAGAGCAAAGAAACATTTACATTTAAGATATCAATTTATGGATCATATGTAGGAAAGAAGAAGGTAGAATGCGTAGTGGGGATAGACGGCACAACAGTGATATATACACAGCCGAGCAAATCAAGCGAATCCTTGTTGGATCGGGAATCGACATTGAATCAGAAGTAGACTCTGACTATATCATCTTCTGCCCATATCACAATAACTATCGTTCTCCTGCTGGAGAAATTGATAAGGTCAATGGAACATTCTTCTGCTTCTCTTGTCAAAAGGTGGCAAGCCTAACTGAGTTTATTATGCATTCATCTGGCAGGACCTACTTTGAATCTGTTAGATACATCAAGTCTAAAGAGACTGAGACTAACATTGAGCAGATCGTAAACAAGGCTCTAGTCGTTAAGCCAGATTATAATCAGTTTGACCAAGTCATAATAAAGCGTCTAAACCAGCAAGCCCTAGATGCTCCACGTGCCATGCGATACTACAACGGCAGACTTATCACAGATGCTTCTGTTAAGAAGTTTTCTCTAGGCTTCTCAGAGAAACAGGACATGGTAACTATTCCAGTTCATTCCCCAGACGGCATCGAAGTTGGCTTTGTTGGTCGCTCCATCGAGGGCAAAGATTTTAAAAACACTCCAGGATTGCCAAAAAGCAAGATCCTCTTTAACCTACACCGTGTAAAAACATCCAGCAAGGTCTACGTTGTCGAATCATCCTTCGATGCCATTCGTCTAGACCAGTGCGGATTTCCAGCGGTAGCGACATTGGGTGCCAACGTGTCCAATTTTCAAACAGACCTACTCAAAAAATACTTCAATAACATTATTGTTATTGCAGACAATGATGAAGCAGGCGGTAATATGAAAGACAAGATTATAGAACGTCTTGGACCACGTGTTACTGTTATCAAACTAGATAAACAATACAAGGATATTGGCGATATGCCAGATGAAGCAATCAAAAATCTTGATGAATCGTTTGACAAATCTATCGCTGCTATGCTACAATAATAAACCAATATAAATTAAGGAGAAATAATGAGCGTTATCAAAGGGCTAAAAAATATCAATGCAATTATGGATAAGCCAAAGATGGAAAGCAATGGTCAGAAGGTTCGTTGGGTCAAGTTGGCTGACGGACAGGGAGCAAAGATCCGTTTCGTAGAGGAACTGGATGAAGACAGTGCAACGTATGCAGACACACGTGGTCTTGCAGTTGTAATTTCAGAGCACCAGAACCCAAAGGACTACAAGCGTAAGGCTGCTTGTACTCAGGACACCGAGGGTCGTTGCTACGGTTGCGAGATGGCTCGCAAGGAACCAAAGGCTGGTTGGCGAGCACGTATGCGTTTCTACTGCAACGTGCTAGTTGACGATGGTACCGAAGACCCATACATTGCTGTGTGGTCACAGGGTATCTCAAAGCAGTCTGCATTCAACACTATTCGTGAGTATGCACTAGAGACTGGATCTATCTCAAACCTAACTTGGAAGATCAAGCGTAATGGTCAGGGAACTGAAACCAACTACACCCTGATTCCAACTGGTCCAGATTCAGAACCATTCAACTGGGGAGCACACGAGTTCTTCAACCTTGAGAAGGTTGTTCGTGAAGTTCCTTATGCAGAGCAGGAAGACTTCTACTTCGGCTTTGACTCAGGTTCATCAGTCACCTCTTCAAACATCGACTGGTAATTAGTTAAGACTGGTGGGGGCGAAAGCCCCCATCTTTCTTTCTAGGTATTGACAACCTCTTAAAAATATGTCATAATTTTAAAACATCATTCAAACAAATAAAGGAATATATATGAGTTACGCTGGACTACACGTTCACACTCACTACTCGCTTTTCGATGGTATTGCGACACCACAGGAATATGTGGACAGGGCTGTAGCACTTGGTATGCCAGCCATTGCCATCACAGACCACGGTTCGCTATCTGGGCACCGTGAGATGTATCGTGCTGCTAAAGAAGCAGGCATCAAGCCAATCTTAGGCATCGAGGGGTACATTGCAAATGACCGCTTCGATCACGAAGACAAGAAAGAAAAGAATGACCCTCTAGACCTTAACTACAACCACCTTATCATTCTCGCTAAGAATGCAAAGGGTCTAGAGAACCTTAACAAACTAAATGAACTTGCTTGGACAGAGGGTTTCTACAAGAAGCCTCGTATGGACTGGAAGATTCTAGAGCAATACAAAGAGGGACTAATCATCACTTCTGGTTGTCTATCTGGCTACCTAGCCAAAGCAATTGAGTCAGACAACCTGGCTGCTGCCAAAACCCACCTTCAGTGGGCACAGGAGACGTTTGGAGACGATTACTACATCGAAGTGATGCCACATAACCCCCAAGAAATTAACGAGGTTATACTGGCACTGGCAGATGAATTTGGCATTAAGCCAATTGTAACTCCAGACTGTCACCACTCAGACCCTTCGCAGAAAGAGATTCAGGAACTTAAACTAATCCTAAACTCATATTCAAACAAGGCTGAAAAGGGCTCTACCTACGAAGGCTCTACCAAGTATGAGAACCTGATGGATAAACTAGACTACTTGTATGGTGCAGACCGACAGATGTCTTTCAACAAGTTTGAGATTCACCTGCTGTCTGACGAAGAGATGCACAACGCTATGGGTGCTCAGGGCATTACACGCCAGGATATGTACGATAACACTGTCGAGATCGTTAACAAGATTGAAGACTACGATATCCAAGACCACCTAGACCTGTTGCCTGTGCAGTATCAGAACCCAAATGAGGAACTGTATACACTAGCACTTGAGGGTCTTCGTGAGAAAGGTCTAGAGACTAAGCAGGAATACCTAGATCGCCTAGATGAAGAACTTGGAATTATTAAGGACAAGAACTTTGGTCCTTACTTTCTAGTTGTACGCTCTATGATTGCGTGGGCTAAGAAAGAAGACATCATGGTTGGTCCTGGTCGTGGCTCTGCTGCTGGCTCTCTACTCTGCTATGCACTAGGAATTACTGACATTGACCCAATTCAACACGGTCTATTGTTCTTCCGATTCATTAATCCAGAACGTAATGACTTCCCAGATATTGATACAGATATCCAGGACAACCGTCGTGAAGAGGTTAAAGACTATCTGGTTCGTCAATATCGTCACGTTGCATCTATCGCTACTTTCCTTGAGTTCAAGGGTAAAGGTATGATCCGTGACATTGCTCGTGTACTAAACATTCCACTAGCAGATGTCAACAAGGTTCTAAAACTTGTAGACGACTGGGACGACTACCTACGCTCTAAGCAAACCGCAGAGTTCCGTGAGAAGTATCCAGAGATTGAAGTCTATGGAGAGCAACTCCGTGGTCGCATCCGTGGTACTGGTATTCACGCTGCTGGTGTTGTAACCTCTAAGGAGCCTATCTTTAAGTTTGCTCCACTAGAGACTCGCACAACTCCAGGTAGCAAGGACCGTATCCCAGTTGTGGCAGTAGACATGGAAGAAGCAGAGCGTATTGGTCTGATTAAGATTGACGCACTTGGTCTAAAGACCCTGTCTGTTATTCAGGATACAACCAAGATTATCGAAGAGCGTTACGCAAAGAAGATTGATCTTCACGACATTGACATGGAAGACAAGAACATTTATTCCATGCTCTCTGACGGATACACTAAGGGCGTGTTCCAGTGTGAAGCAACACCGTATACCAATTTGCTAGTCAAGATGGGTGTCAAGAACTTTGCAGAACTTGCAGCATCTAACGCTCTAGTTCGCCCAGGTGCTGCTAACACTATTGGTAAGGACTACATTGCTCGTAAGCACGGCAAGCAGAACATCTCATACCACCACCAGGTGATGAAGGCGTTTACTGCTGAGACCTACGGATGTATCCTATACCAGGAACAGGTTATGCAGGCTTGTACAGAACTTGGCGGTATGACAATGGCTGAGGCAGACAAGGTTCGTAAGATCATTGGTAAGAAGAAAGACGCCAAGGAGTTTGACCAGTTTAAGGACAAGTTCGTAAAGGGTGCATCAAACTTCTTGCGACCAGAAGCAGCAGAAGAACTGTGGCACGACTTTGAGGCTCACGCAGGGTACTCCTTTAACAAGTCTCACGCTGTAGCATATTCAACGCTATCATACTGGACAGCATGGTTGAAGTACTACTACCCTATCGAGTTCATGTATTCGCTACTCAAGAATGAAAAGGATAAGGACGCTCGCACAGAGTATCTGATTGAAGCAAAGCGTATGGGAATTCCAGTACGTCTTCCACACATCAATGAGTCAGACATTGACTTTAAGATTGAGGGCAAGGGTATCCGATTTGGTCTAAGTGCTATTAAGTTTATTAGTGACAACATTGCTAGCAAGTATATTGCTGCTCGTCCGTTTGGCTCATACAAGGAACTTGAAGAGTTCACCTTTGGCAAGGGCAATGGAGTGAACAGTCGTGCACTACAGGCTCTTAGGGTTGTTGGTGCTGCTACCTTTGAAGACAACCCACGCAATGATGATGAAATTCGTGAGAACCTTTACGAATATCTAAACCTACCAGAGTTTAACGTGTCTATTCCACAACACTACCACGCCTTTATTAACGAGGTAGAAGAGTTTGAAGAAAAGGGATCGTTCGTTATTATGGGTATGGTCAAGGAAATCAAGCGTGGCAAAGGGTGGAGCCGTGTAGAGGTTCTAGACAAGACTGGTAGTGTTGGCATCTTTGATGAAGAGCAGACAACTATCGAAGCAGGACGAACCTATCTTCTTCTCGCTAGCGATAACAGAATTGTTACAGCAATTCCTGCAGATGAAATCAAGGGCAACGAGTCCGCACTGATCAAGTTCTTGAACTACAGACAACTTCCATTTAAGGAAGAGGAGATGTTTGTGGTGTCATTTAAGTCACGCATTACCAAGGCTGGAAAGAAGATGGCATCTCTTACGCTAGCAGACAGCGGAAGAGACTTGCACTCAGTCACGGTATTCCCAACAGCCTATTCAAAGGCATATATGAAGATTGACGAGGGTAAGGCATACAAGTTTACTTTCGGTAAAACAAAAGACGGAACAACAATTATGGAGGATGTACAAAATGTTTAGTCAAACACTAGATAGCATGGCAGACGCTGTGCACGAAACAGCAGTAGAAAAAGGTTTTTGGACCATTATGGATGATGCAACCCAAGAGCAAAAGGATATCTTTATCACCAAGCAGTTGATGATGATTGTGTCAGAAGCAGTAGAGGTTATGGAGGCAATTAGAAAGTCACGTGGTCCAGAAGACGTCGCTGACGAAATGGCTGACATTATTATTCGTACGCTAGACCTATACGCAGGCATGCGTGATCACGAGTACGTTAATAAAGAACTTCAGGTTGCATTTAACAAGAAGACAAGTTATAACATCACACGACCAGAACGTAATGGGGTGAAGTTCTAATGACAGTAACAGTATATACAAAGCCAGCATGCGTACAGTGCGATGCTACGAAGCGTACCCTAGACAAGTTGGGCGTGGCTTACGAGGCTATTGACGTAACCGCAAACCAGGATGCATACGACATGCTTGTGGAGAAGGGCTTCAGGGCAATGCCTGTAGTCAACGCTGACGACGAATGGTGGTCTGGATTTAATCCAGAAAAGATTAATGGGTTGGTGCTCTAATGACAACTATGGAAGAGGCACTAGCATTGCTAGACCCAAAGATTCGCAAGAGACTGTCTAATGGAGTAGGCTTCAAGACCGAGTTCCAGAAGACTCCAAGTTTCGGCTTGAACCGTGCACTGTTTGGTGGACTACCTCTTGGTCGTCAAGTGCTTATCTGGGGCAGCAAGTCGTCTGCAAAGTCTTCACTTTGCCTACAGATGATTGCTCAGGCACAGGAAGAGGGCAAACTCTGTGCGTGGATTGACGCCGAGATGTCTTACTCAGAAGACTGGGCAAAGCAACTTGGGGTAGACACAGGCAATCTTATCGTATCTCAGGCTCGTACAATCAATGAGATGGTAGACGTTGGT